TTGATGTTTGCGAACATGTGTTTATGAACAAAATGGTCTTTGAATAAATCTAAATAATTGTATATAATTATATTATAAAATGAAAGAGAGGTAATAGAAATGAAAAAAGTGAACGATATTGTACAGATGACATATGAACATAAGGTATTTAGAGAATTTTATGATACCTTAGAGGAAACTGAGGATTGCGAACAATCTATGTATGATGCATTACTTATTGCGGAAGGTATTTTCTTAGGTGGAGCATATCTTGGTTTTGAGTATAATTTTGAAGATGTATATAAGAAATTATGTAGTGCTTATGAATACAATAAAATTGGAGGTAACAATGAATAATTACGAAGAAAGTTACAAAAATTATCTTGCATGGCTCACTCCTCGTGAGCTATTGCAAGAATACAAGATCATGCGTTTCCCGTGGCGTTATCGGGAACGTAAGTGGATTAAAGAAGAAATAGAAAGAAGGTGTGTGTATTAATGTTAGATGCTATATTGTGGTTTGGTTTTGGAGCTATATTAATTTTCCCGTATGGTGTTTGGTGCGGAGCTAAATGGTCAGGAGGATACAAAGGATGAATATTGGATTTTTCGATATTGTTTTTATGTGTAATTCACAGACAAGTTGTATAGAGTGTAAATATAAGGGAAATGGCTGTGATAAATTCAATATGTGTTTTGACGGTGCTATTCCGTGTGAATTATGGCGATCAGTAACACGCTTTGACAACTTGATAAAATATATTAATGAATGGAGGGAATACCAGAATGAGCAGACCATTAAATAGTAAGAAATCATGGTATAAGGTGTATATTAAAGAATTAAATACACCAAACATATTAAAAAGTCAGTGTAAATACAAATGTGATTACCTGCTAGTAGAGGCGTACACCGGTGCAGTCGCAATGGCAATCGTTCAGGACTACGTTGTTGAGTTCGAAGAAAACTTCCGTCCTGTATACTACAACAAATTAGAGGGAGGTGTTCCTATTGACAACAAAAAAGTCTTATTTGAAGAAGAGTAAACCACAAGGTCTTATAAGAACAAAAGATGATTACACCCCACTTGCACTCGAGTTAACGTGGGACATGAAAGACGTAAGAAAAGAGTATTCTCGGTTAAGATCAATCTGGCGTAAACGTTATGAAAGATTACTGAAATCAGATTATAAGGATATTAACCTTGTAAAGGATCGACCTATTAAACGTTACAAGCAGTTGAAAGATATAACAAGTGATAGAGAAATCTATCACTTGTTATCTGAATTATCAACTATTATAGCATCAGATCGAACTACAGTAACAGGATTGAAAAAACAGGAAAAAGAACAGATGCAACACATCAATGATGTGTACGGAACAGAGCTAAAAACACATGAGGATTTGCTTAATTTTGGAAAATTCATGGAACAGATTCGTAACTTTGCTTCAGAACGTATATATGATTCAGATTTCGCTGCAGATCTGTATTCAGATGGCGAAAAACTGAGTACAAATAAGTTACTAGAGTTGTATAATGAATTTTTGAAAACTGGATCACGGAATGTTCAAAAATTGAAATCTGGTATGGCAAAGAAAGAAAAAGCGAAACGCCAGAAGCGGAAAGCGGGTAAACGTAAACGTAGGAGGTAACGCATGGAAAATCTGTATACTGTTAACACATATAATTATACTAGAATACAGAATTTACCATGTTTACATGACACCCGATCCAACAGAGGTTCTAAAAAAGCAAAGGGTTATAAAAATTGCATGTGTGCGTTTGACATCGAAACAACTAGATTGGAAGATATCGAGCAATCAGTAATGTATATATGGCAGTTTTCAATTCTTTTTCTTGACGATCTGCATATTGACACTATAATAGGTAGAAGTTGGTCAGAATTTGAGCTTTTTCTGGATCAGCTTATGAATGACGATAATTATGCGTATTACATGATTTTCGTTCACAACCTTTCATATGAATTTCAGTTTTTGCGAGGCATATATACGTTTTCACCTGACGAGGTTTTCGCAATTAAATCACGAAAAATTCTTAAGTGTGAAATGTTAGAGCGTTTCGAGTTCCGTTGTTCATACCTACAGACAAATATGTCATTGGATACTTTCACATCAAAAATGAAAGTAGAACATCAGAAACTATCTGGCGAAAAATTTAATTATAATAAAAAACGTTTTCCATGGACAGAATTAAACGAGTATGAATTGCAGTATAGCGTTAATGATACCATTGGACTTGTAGAAGCAATGTATAAACGTATGATGTTATCTAATGATAATCTATATACATTGCCACTAACGTCAACTGGATACGTAAGACGTGAAACGAAAAAAGCCATGTATGGATGGGCTAGAAAACATAGGGATGTGTTCCCCACCATTGATGTTTTCGACTTATTAGAAGAGGCTTTTCGTGGTGGAGATACTCACGCTAATCGTTATTACTCAGGAACAGTGGTACGTGCGTATGGAAAAAACATTCTAGGAATTGGTTCATATGATAGGTCATCATCTTATCCTGACGTTGTGTTGAATTGTGTTTTCCCGATGACACGTTTTGTCTATATCGGATCAATAGAAGAATTTGACATAGAAAAGAAACTGGATCGAGGAAAAGCACTCTTATTCCGATGCAAAATCACAGGTATTGAACAGATTGATAAGTTTTACGGAGCACCCTACATTTCATATTCAAAATGTAGAAATGTTTCACGTGAAACATTGGACAATGGTCGTATTTTAAGTGCTGACTATATGGAAACAACCCTCACTGATATTGATTATGAGATCATGAAACGTGAATATAAATGGAAACGTTTTGAGATAACGGAGTGTTATGAAAGTAAATATGGATCGTTGCCAGAACAGTTGAAAGACATTTTTCGCAAATATTACACTGACAAAACAGAGTTAAAAGGAATCGTGGAGCAGGAACTTTTTTACAACCTGCAAAAGGCGTTGCTTAATGCCGGATATGGAATGATGGTTCAATCACCCGTGAAACAATCATTAATATTCACAGAATCCGCAGAAAATATATATACAGTTGATGAAAATGTTTCACGTGAAACATTACTCACTGAATATAACAGAACGGCGTTCCTGCCTTTTCAATGGGGTGTGTGGGTGACAGCATGGGCACGATTGAGGTTAAAAGAGGGAATCAATATAGTTGGAGATCGTTATTTATACAGTGATACCGATTCTGTAAAATATGTTAAAGTTGTAGGTGATAATATAGATAAGTGCTTTGAAGAATATAATAAACAGCGAAAAGAACAAAGTACGTTGAATAAAGCATACGCAACTGACAAACACGGAATAACTCACTACATGGGTGTATATGAATATGAGGATACATACACAGAATTTTGTACACTTGGTTCAAAAAAGTATGTATATCGAACAGATGACGGAATATTACACGCAACTATAGCAGGAGTAAATAAAAAGAAAGCACCGTCCGAGATGGAGGAGTATGGTGGTATAGATGCTTTTCGCATAGGGTTCACATTTTCAAAATCTGGAGGAACTGAAAGCATATATAATGATACAGCATACGGAGAATATAATATCGATGGTCACACGATACATATAACACAGAACGTAGTTATCAGATCATCAACTTACACTATTGGAATAACAGATGAGTACCGCAGGATTTTGTCAGATGCCAGAACACTAAAAGAATTTAAAAAAACATTGACCTGAATTAACATTAGTGATATAATAATTCATGTAACAGAGATAATACAAGGAGGTGAGAACATGAAAATCACAAGAGAGTTAACAGTTAACAAAATTAATGTTATCTGCTACGATCCTGAGAACAAATGTGAGGTTACAAAAGAATTAGTCTTAATTGGAAATCTCACAGACGATCAGATCAAAAAAGAGATCAAAAAAAGAAATTTAGGAATCGTTATCGACTGGGAGCGAAACGAGGAAGAAACTACAATCTATGGTATGGATGCCGAAGTATTCTTAAAGAATGCAACTTTCACAAAATCACCAAAAGAAAGGGAGAATTAAATTATGGCAAAGAAACAGTATACTATTATTAATTCATCAGGAAATCTTGATACCTATTCAGAGTACGATCTCATTGAATCACCTGCAATCGTAAGTCTTAAAAACGTAGAAAACAAAGGTCTTATTTGTGTTGGATCATGGGTAGAGTATCGAACAGTTGACAACAACGGAAATGAAATCACCTGTATATCAGTACAGGATTCAAACACAGGAGAAGTGTTTAGCGGTCAGTCAGCAACTTTTCGAGAGTCATTCTCAGATGTGGTTGACCGTATTTCCGATATGGAAGAAACTCCCGATATGTTTTTCGTTGAGGTTCTCCACAGAACATCAAAATCCGGTCGTGACTATCTTATCTGTGCACTTGTTTCCCCAGATCGTGCACTTGCCCGTATGGGATATTCTGAAAAGAACGTTCCCATGCCAGAGCCACATAAATAATATGTTATCGTTATACGAGAATAGCGGGTATCTTTCGATACCTGCTATTTTAGGATATGGGCAAAAGTTCAATTACATCTGGGGCGGTCGAGGTACGGGGAAAACCTACGGCGGTCTTAAATACTGTATTGAACACAATAAAATTTTTGTGTACATGAGATCCCTGCAAGCACAGGTTGACACTATAAAAATTCCTGAGTTGTCACCTTTTAAAAAACTTAATAAAGACATGGGATGGACAATATATCCGAAAACGATTGGAAAAAATGTCGCAGGATTTTACAACACATATACGGACGATAACGGGAAACTGGTGTATACAGGCCCGATTCTAGGATATGCAATCGCTCTAAATACTTTCGCTAACTTGCGTGGTTTCGATGCATCGGATGTTGAGATAGGAATATATGATGAGTTTATACCTGAGAAACGAGAACGCAAAGTCGAAAATGCAGGATATGCTTTCAAAAATGCATACGAAACAATGAACCGAAACAGAGAGCTTGATGGTGAAACACCAATACAGTTCCTACTTTTTTCAAACTCTGAAAATCTGTCATGCAATATGTTTATTGAAAACAACTTAATGGAAAAAGTATCTGCAATGGATATTCGAAAGCAATCGGTTTCAATCATGCAGGAAAGAGGGATCGGACTTTTTAACCTATTCGATTCACCAATTTCAGAAAGAAAAAAGGAAACAGCCCTATATAAAATGTCTGGCGCAGATTCAAATTTTAATCGCATGGCGCTCGGTAATGAGTTTTATTCAGCTGATTATACAGGGATAAAACCTACAAACATCAAAGAATTAATACCACTATGTCGGATGGATTCTATCACAATATATGAGCGTAAAAACAAAAATACTATATACGTTACACGGCATCACTCAGGAAACCCTCCCACATACACACAGTCTGATAAAGATATTAAAGCTTTCCGCAGGGACTATGTATACCTATGGGATATGTACCTTTCAAATAAGATAACTTTTGAGGATATCACATCAAAATCACTGTTTGAAAATTATTTCAAGGACAAGTATTGACTTGTCCTTTTTTCTTTGCTATAATCTTACATAGAAAGACAAGTGTTCGTGGCACACGTACAACACGTCGGGAGCGTGGGATCATAACGATCCAATGTGCATGAGTAGGTACAGCTCAAGAATTTGTAGCACTTAATCTTTCATCACATATGCAGAGTGTCAAAGCCTGCATATGTTTTGTTTCACGTGAAACATTTCTCACCTTTCTTTAATGTTTCACGTGAAACATATTATATGTTGTGCTAACTATAATCAATGGAGGTGAACATGGACGTTAACTCATTATCAACTCTTATCAGTAACATTGGAGTGCCTTGCGCTTGTCTTATCGCAACTTTCTACCTCTGGCAGAAAGAAACGGATGCTCACAAAGAAGAAATGAAAAACATGATAGACGCACTCAACAACAACACTCAGGCACTCACAAAGCTTACAGATCATATCACAGGAAGTGAAAAGAATGACAATTAACTACAATAAAAATATCAGAGGTGTTTACATAGTCGCAACGAACAATGGGCCTCTGATGGTCAGGGCAGAGCCAAACACAGATGGCACAGTAATCGCAGAAATGCCAAAAGGAACAAAGTGCATCTGTCTAGGATGCTATTCTGGAAACTGGTATGCAGTTACATATGAACATGACGGTATCATTTCCACAGGTTTTTCACACAAAAATTATCTCAGGAGGGATTACAAAATATGACATTAGAAAACCTTATCACACTTATCACAGCAGGATTCACTAAAGATGAGATCCTCGCAATGTCAGGCACGGAAACTCAGCGTGCCCCACAGCCACAGCCACAGCCACAGCCACAGCCACAGTTCTATCCACAGAGCTATCCACAGAATCAGGTGCAGGGTGTGCAGGGATATACACAGCAGTTTCCACCGGTATATCCACAGGCACAGCCACAGGCATATCCGCAGACACAGGCACAGCAGATCGGAGATCAGAATGATGTTCTGAGTGCTCTGAAAAGTCTCACAAGCGCGGTACAGAGTAACAACGTTAATCTGATGCAGAATGCGGTTCCAAAACAGGTAACCACAGAAGAGGCCATTGCAAGTATTATCAATCCACCAAACTATGAGGGATTAACAGGGGGTGAAAAATAATGGCGAATACATTAAGCTTTGACCAGATCAGCACAGTGCTAAATGATATCGTTAAGCAGGCAACAGGTGTTGAAACCATGAAAGCAACTGACACAAGTTCTTTCGTTGCACAGGCACAGACAGCTCTACTTGTCGGAAATGACAGAATCATGAACAGCATTTCTCAGGTATTGGACAGAACTATTTTTTCTGTAAGGCCGTACAATGCGAAATTTAAAGGATTGAGAAAAACAACACAGCAGTGGGGAAACCATGTACGTAAGTTGGGTATGTTAGACGATGACTGGGAAAATGATCAGAGACAGCCACTGGAAGATGATACGGCAGTTGATATGTATAAGATCAAAAAGGGAAAAGTTTTACAGACAAATTTCTATGGCGGTCAGGTATTCCAGAGACACAGAACTTACTTCCGTGATCAGTTGGATCAGGCGTTTAGAAATCCGGATGAGTTTGGTCAGTTCATCAGCATGTATACTCAGAATACGATGGATATGATCGAGCAGGCACATGAGAGCATGGCAAGAGCATGCGTTGCAAACTATATCGGAGCTAAAAACATCTGGCAGAATGGCGTTAATGAGTCAACAGATGGGTATACAGGAGAGCATGTGGTTAAGTTGCTTACTATGTACAATGCCGAGAACGGATCACAGTTAACCACTGATGATGTGAGGAAAGCAGAAAACTTCCCTAGTTTCTATCGATGGGCATGTGCGAAGATCATGACTTACATGGATTTCTTTACGGAGAGATCAACTCGTTTCCATGCAAATATTACGGGAAAAGAGATTGCAAGGCATACGCCGTTGAGAATGCAGAATATCATGATTTTCAGTCCAGATCTGCATACTGCGGACACCACAGTTCTGAGTAACACGTTCCATGATCAGTATCTCAAAATTGCAACAAATGAAAAGGTTAACTTCTGGCAGACATTGGAAAGTCCGATGGGAATTAATGTTACACCTTCAGTCATGAAACCAGATGGACGTGTCGAACAGGGCGAAGCACAGGTTATGAGCAATATTTTTGCGGTACTGTTTGACGAGGAAGCTATGGGACTTACACCTATCAATCAGTGGAGTAGCACAACGCCTTTCAATAGTGCCGGTGGTTATTGGAATATCTACTATCATTTCACGGATCGTTATTGGAACGATATGACGGAGAACGGACTTGTTTTTGTTATTGAATAGGAGGAAATTGAATGGCGGTAACAGTCAATTTTAAGACAGCGAGCAAAAAAGTTAATTCTACAGGAGTTGTCGGCGGTGATGTTACCGCCGTTTCCTGTAATATAAATGAGCCATGTTCTATTGAGAATCCGCAGATCATACTTAGAAATGGTGGATCAGCTCCTAGTTGGAACTATTGTGAGATCGGTGAATTTGGAAGGTCATACTGGATTGAGGACTGGGAGTATAGAAACAATACATGGATTGCACATTGCGTTGTTGATGTGTTAGCCACGTACCGTGATACAATACAGAGTACAAATTTGTATTTTTTGAGAAGCTCGACAAGTTTTGACGGCACTATTATTGACAATTTATATCCTGCAAAAACAAGTCCGATAACACGCGTGTATGCGATAGAAAACGGAGCATTTCCTGCCACATCAGGTATTAGTGGTGGATGTTATGTATTGGGTATCGTTGGTAGTGAGGGTTTAAATCAATATTACGCTTTTACGCCAGAATATTTCAGGGGATTTTGTTCGCAGATTTTTACAACTTTAGATTGGGCGGACATTTCAGGTCAGCAAATAACTGAAAATTTGCTGAAATGTCTATTCAATCCTTTTCAATACGTGGTTGGTTGTATGTGGTTTCCGTTTCCCTTAAGTGCGGTGGATCCTGAGGGATCTGTGGTTCCGTCAGTGTCTGAAATTAAGCTCGGTTGGTGGACGTTTAATCAAGCGTGTTATAAGATACCAGATAAACCTAGGTTTAATATCCGATTTGAAGTACCGATAGAGGAACATCCACAAATTTCACGAGGAACTTTTTTGAACAGTTCGCCGTTTCGTAGGATAACAATGGAAATCAATCCATGGGGACGTTTTGAAATTGACGGTTCAGTAATTGGTACTGCAAATAAGGTTAATGTGCTAGAAACTATCGACATGATGAGCGGGATTGCTCAATTACAAGTTTCAACCGCAACTCAGACATTACACAGTCAATTCGCAGTTTTAGGTGTACCAATTCAGATCAGCGATTTACAGAGTAATGTTCTAGGGTCGTTAATGAATACAGCCGGAGCTGTAGGACAGTTTGCGACAGGCAATTTTTTGGGAAGTGCAAACGGCGTTGTGAGTGCTATTGACAGTATATTGCCAACGCCTATAAGCAATGGTAGCAACGGATCAATGTTATCAACTATGAGAGTTCCGACTATTGAACACATGTTTTTTACTCTGGTTGACGAGGATCGTGCAGACAATGGTAGGCCGTACATGAAAAACGGCACAATGCAGGATTTAGGTGTCGGGTATTATGTGGTTGAAAACGGTTCTATCAATGTGATAGGTGCAACACTTAACGAAAAAGAACAGATCAAACAGTTTCTTGAAGGTGGTGTTTTTTATGCGTAGTTTCCCTGCAAGCAATATTTCATTGTTCGTTGCACTAATGATAAGTGCTAACTCAGGACAGAATCCATGGGGGTCTGGTGGGGCAGGTGGTATCGGAGGTCTGATGCTGCAGGCAATGAGTTGGTGGGAACAAAAATGTAACGATCCCTCGGTTGGTTATTCACAGGACTATAGAAACGAGCGTACAGTTAATGGTATAACATACTATGATTGTTCATCTTTTGTGTGGTATGGTTTGGGACACGCAGGATACGAGATCAATTTGAGTTCATGGCCTTTTACAACTTATACCATGGGTGGAATTTTAAAAAGTTTGGGTTTTGAGGAAATTATAATAACAGACTTTTCGACTTTTGATTTTCACGTTGGAGATATTCTTGTTATTAATAACAGTGAACATCAACATACTGAAATTGTTCATGATATTGACAATGGCGGTCATACCATGGGAGCGCACACTTCTAAAAAACCTTTGCCGGATCAGGTTAGTATTAATACATATGATATACAAAGTGGTACTCATTACACACATTGTTACCGTTGGCCTTTTTCTGGTGGCAACTGGATCATTGGAGGATCAAGTGAATACTTCGGTAATCCCACAAGTGAATTATGCGGACACGATGAAAAGGCAATTAATAACGCTAACGTGATAAAAGATTATTTTTTATCACAAGGATGGACAATAAACGCCATTGCAGGTCTTTGCGGTAATATACAGCAAGAAAGCACTTTTAATCCTGCATTACAGGAGGTTGGAGCAGGAGAAAATGGTGGTCATGGTCTTGTTCAATGGACACCACCGACTGACCTATTTCATGTAATGGACGTGTTGTATGGAAGTCATGCTGATTGGACGAACGGACAAAAACAGTTAAGCGTTATTTTTGCAGAATTTCAACAAAGTTCTGGAATTAAAAATTGGGGCATTGAGCCTCAATGGTATCCACGCCACGGATATAATATGACATGGAAAGAGTGGTCGCAAAGCACAGCCGATGCAGGATATTTAGCAATGGCATTTCAAGAAGAATACGAAAGGCCGTATGTTATTCACGCAGAAAGAGAAGCTTTTGGTCAGAGATGGTATAGATATTTTACAACAGGAGAGTAGGTGAATATATGTTTGGATTTGATACAGGAGTTGGAGCTCCTGTGATGTATAATTATATCAATCAGTATAATAGCAGTGTCAGTCCGAGCACTAATCATTGCAAAAATACTCAATTATTTTGGTATTTTCAAAGGTATTTATTACAGAAAGCTATTTCAGTTATGAAATGGGATGTGCCAGATAATTGGGACAAAGATTATTTTTTATATTGTTTGTATTGTTGGGGTACGGTTGCAATCATAAACACAGATAAGTTTGGTGTAATACCACAGGGATGCACATTAAAAGGATATAATGTTTTTTACAGACCGGCACAGGCTGTAATTAGTAACCCATTGTTAAAAGGTGTTATTGAGCCTGTAATTGGAGAACAGTGTGTTCTTTTTAAGTGTACCGCTGACTATGGTGGTATCATGGATCTGGTTGGAAGATATGCTAACGAAATGGCTATCGCTATGGAATCTTTGGATATGAATGTTATGAACAGCAAACTTGCTTATGTTTTTAGAGCAAGAAATAAAGCCGGAGCGGAAAGTCTGAAAAAGGTCATGGATCAGGTAATGAGAGGTGAATTGGCTGTTTTCTACGATGAAAAATTAAGAATACAGAGAGGGGATCAGACGGAAGAACCGTGGGATTATTTCGTAAACAATTTACGACAGAACTATATTGCAGGAGATGTTCTGGACACTCTGAGAAGATTAGAAGAGTTGTTTTGCACTGAGGTTGGTATTCCCTCTGCCAGATCAGATAAAAAAGAAAGAATGATATCTTCCGAAGCTGAAAGCAACGACGTTGAAACTTCAACCAGAATGGAAATGTGGCTAGACGGTTGGAAAAAAAGTTGTTCTGATGTTAAAAAGATGTTTGACGTTAATGTATCTGTAAATTGGAGACATAACCCGAATAAAAATGTTTCACGTGGAACATATGGAGGTGATGATGATTGAGCTTATTAACGGTTGAAGGATTATATAACTATGATAACACATTGTTTGACGGTTTCGATGTTCCTGAGGGTCTTATAAAACAGATTGCTATTGATGCGATTTTGTTGCGAACTAGGGAATTAGAGATTTTATATCCAGACTTTAACTATATGAAAACCAGAATCGCAATATGGAGCAATAAATATCAGTTAAACTGGAAAAAACTGTATGATACAACAGTATTGGAATACAACCCTATAGAAAACTATGACCGTATGGAGGATTGGACTGATACAGACGATGAATCAACAACAAGTGCTAGGGACAACACCCGAAATACCAACAACACAGTAAAAAGCACTAGTACAAACGAGATCATAAACAAAATGAACGTAACAGATCAGAATACCGCTTTTAATGCAGGGCTTACAGATCATGCAAAGCAGATCACTGACGGAAATACGAAAGAAAACGTAACGATCACTAATACGGAAACAGGAAAAGACACGGAAAACGAAAATGTTAACGGCGGTAGAACTGGACGTCATACAAGAACTGGACGAACACATGGAAACATTGGAGTTACAACGTCACAGCAAATGATACAAAGCGAAAGAGATTTAGTCGTATTTAATTTGTATGATGTGATCGCAGAAAGTTTCATCGAAAATTTTTGTTTAATGGTATATTAATAGGAGGTATCGTTATATGAGTATGGAAAATTTAGGCCCTTACAGCAATTTCCACGAACTTAATCAGGACTGGTTTTTAAATGAATTTAACAAAGTTATTGCACAGTGGAAAGCAATGCAGAAAAATTTTGACAACTTGCAGGATGCTTTTAACGATCTGAAAAATTATGTACAGAACTTTTTTAAAAATTTAAATCTACAGGAAGAAGTCAACAACAAATTAAATGAAATGCTTGAAAATGGAACTATTTTAAAGATATTTACAGAAAGTGTAATTCCCTATGTCATGCCAAAATGGTATGGTGCAAAGGGTGACGGTATAACAGATGACTCTGACGCTGTAGAAGAAGCTGGTAAGCATGGTATTGTGTGGGATGAGTTTAACACCTTTTTAATCAATAGGAATATTGAATTAAAATATGGAAGTATTAACACCAATTACAAAATTTTATCAGACAAAAGTATTAATTTAAAGGGTAAAGTGTTTACTGGCAATACTATCACAAATGTCGGTAAACATGATGATGCACGTGGTTTTTATGCATTGTCTTGTGATGCTAGTAACGCAAATATATCAAACAATATTTTTACTGGAATGAAAAATGCTTTACACTCAAACAAAGCAAATAACTTAACTATATGCGGTAATAAGTTCATAAATTTAGTGCAAACAAATGTCAACGGATATGGGATTGTTCTTAACTCATGCAAACGAGCTATTATTTCAGATAACTACTTTACAAATGTTGACAGACACGGTATTTATTTAACAGTCGAAGAAGATAACTCTGGTTGCGAAGATTGCATTATTAGTAAAAACATTTTCACAAGAATATCACAAACATTAAACACTGGTTTTGACACCTTCATTCAGACAAGAAACGGAAAAAATATTAAGATTGAAGAAAATATTTTTAAAGGCGGTAGTAACGCTCTAATTGCAATTGGACAAATTTCTGGTACTGACACTAAATCC